TCGGCGGGCGGAGATAGAACTCCGGGTACCTCTGCAACTAATTTTCACACAAGACGATTATTCGACTTTAGTGATAGAGTTTCAGAACTTGCCCCGGAAGAATCTCCATTCTTCGTATATCTGTCAAAAGTAGCAAAAGTACCTACTTCAGATTCTCAGTTTCGATTTTTAGAAGATAGAACAAAAGTATCAATTACTGATAGGGCTTTCTTGGCTCAGGCAGCTGTTACAGTTGCTGCGGCTGGTGGCTCAACATCAGTAACTTTTGATACAACAGGCGGGGCTAATGTCGCATGGCTTATTCCCGGTATGGTAGTTTCTATCGGTGAGGATGATGATTCAACATCTCAACCTGAATGGTGTACTGTTCGATTGGATAGTGTTGTTCAGACCTCTACTTCTAAAACAACGTGTCAAGTAACTACTATTGCTGCGGCTAATAGTTCTACTACGGCTGTAGATGACAATACAAAGTGTACTGTTATCGGAACTGCATTTGAAGAAGGCTCAGGGGCTCCGGATGTTTGGTCACAAAAGCTTGACCATGATTATGGATATACACAGATATTCAAAACAGCTGCCGAAATGACGAATACGTCTAGGGCAACTGTTTATCGTGGTTATGCTGATGAGTGGCAACGTATCTGGAATCTCAAACTAAGAGAGCACAAAGTTGACATTGAACGGGCGATGTTGTATGGTATGCGTGGTAGTCAGAATAGTATTAACTATACTGATGGTATCGCAGGTCATATCATTGCAAATTCACAGTCTCAGGCAGTATTAGATGGTAGTCAAATGTCTTACACAGAAGACAAGGCTTATTTTAAATCTAATACAGCTGCCCAATGGACTTATGACGACCTACTTTCTGACTTCGAAGTTATATTTGACCCAGCAAGGGGTGGAAGTTCAGCGAAACTGGCATTAGCTAGTTTACCTGTTATTTCACACTTTAATAAACTGAGTGGTTTTATTGATAATTCTTTCAATATGACTGATGCAGGAGCTGCGTCTTATAACTTCCAGAAAAGTGAAGGTACATTTGGACATAGGGTAATGAGAATTGAAACTGTTCATGGCGATGTTTCTCTTGTTAAAGAACCTCTATTTAGAGGTATGGCAGCAGGTTTCTTATGTATGGTTGATTTAGACCATGTATCTTATAGACCTCTAGTTGGTAATGGTATTAATCGAGATACTTCTATCCAGACAAATGTTCAGGCAGCGGATGAAGATTTACGTAAAGACATGATTCTTACAGAAGCAGGTCTTGAAGTTGGTCTTCCTGAAACGCATGCTTTGATTAATTTGGAGGGTGTGTAAAATGAGAAGTGATGGATTAAATAAAAATGTTCAAGCGTATGGTGGAAATGCTGAAGGTATTGTTAATGTACCAGATGCTTCAACATACACAGTGTTAGCAGCAGACTCAGGCAAAGTTCACATTATGCCTGATTTAACTGCTTCTTGTACAATAACATTACCTACAGAAAAAGCTGGGCTTACATTCAAATTTTGGTATTGTGCGGCAGCTATTGATGCCCATAATTGGGTAATCAATACTTCTGGCAATTCAAATTATTATGTAGGTGGAGTAGGTCACGCAGATACTACAGCAGATGATAATGCAGAATCATTATTTTCTGATGGTAATAGTAATTCAGCATTAACTATTGTAAAACCGGGGACAGGTTCTTGGGTTGAAATAGTATGTGATGGATTATTATGGTATTTATGTGGCATGGTTGTAGGTGCTGATATTCCAACTATTGCTGACCAGTAAACTTAACAAATAAAGTTAGCAGTGGGAACTGTGGGGGTTGTCGTATAAAGGGCGGCCCCCGAAATCCAAAGAATTAAATTGGAGATGTTATGGCTGCATATGCAAATGTAAAAACAAAAGTATTTATTCACTTTGCTAATACGAATACAGAAGCAAGTGATACAGGTACTTTAGCTAGAGATGTAAAAGATTATGTTACTAGTTTAGATTCTACAACTAATAAGGTAATATCTATTACTCATACTCAGTTAAATGGAGATAGAATACTTACAATGGTGGTTAGTGGAGCATGATGGATTGTATCCATTGTAAATCACCTAATCCAGAAAGATGGTTTTACTGTCGCAAGTGTGGTAAAAAAACATCTGAGACTAAGTTTACTACTAATTTATTCATGATGAGTCAATTAGGTAAACGAACTGATATTGAATTAACTCCTACAACTGTAGCAGAAGATATCAAATCAATGAATAGGAGAAATTATGCCAAAGGTTGGTAAAAAACATTATCCCTATACTAAAAAGGGAAAAGCGGCAGCTGCTCGAGCAAGAAAACGCAGAGCTAAGAAGAAGAAATAATGGCTACTCTTAAAGTAAAAATACAGGAAGATATTGTACTTGATAATCAAGACTATGGTTCTAAAAGAACATTGGAGATTAGCAGTATAAATGAAATATCTAAAAGAATATTAACTATTACAACTACTGAATCTACAATAGCTACATTTAGTTCAGCCGCTGCTTCCGCTGGACACTATGTCGCAGCTGATGTTAGATATATAAGATTTACTAATAAAGATACTTCAAATTTTATTACATTAACATTTAGGAATCAAGATAATGATGAGGCTGCTATTAAGCTTGACTACGGACAATCTTTTATTTGGAATGGTGATAATTCTAACGGTATGACGGCTGTTTTTAATGCAACTCAAGATGCTGATGCTGCTTCTGATACAGCTTTCGGAAGTTTAACAAATATTCAAGCTGATGCAAATACTGGTTCATGTGATTTAGAAATGTTTATAGCGAGTGCGTAATGGCAACTTTTGAAGCACAGGTAGAAGGTTTAACAAGTCTGTCAATAGATGGGAGTAGTGCTCCTACTCAGACTGAACTGACTCAGTTTCTCACTGATGGAGCTAAGGAGATTATAAATATACTCCCTCCTAACTTACTTGACTGGTGTGCATCTCAACAGACATTCACATCTGTTATGCCGGGTAGTGAGGCTGAAACAATGAATACTGGTAAGGTACTTCGAGTATATCGTAATGATGGTGATTTTGACAGAGTATGCAGAAGAATACGGGCTGATGAAAAAGGATATGCTAATGACCCTGATGAAATGGGATATGCCAGTTCTACTGACCCTGTATTCTATACTGAGAATAATAAATTAAATGCTCTTCCTGAATCTGGTTCATGTAAATATGATGAAGTTCAATATCCTTCAGTAGCCTATGGTGATTCTGCAATATCAGTATTTCCTGATGAAGCTGAATATCTTGTATCTCTTTATGGGGCTATTAAATCATTACAAAATGTTTTAGGTGATAAGTCATCTAATTCTGATATTACTACAGCATTGACTGCAATTAATGTTGAAATTGATGAATGTTTATCTATAGCGGATAATGTTCATACTGAAATAGCTTTAATTAATACTCAATCTGATTCTGCAGTGGCTGAAATTGTATTAGCGAATGTTGAAGTTGATAAAATGGCGACAGAAGTTGGATTAGATAATGCGGAATTAGACAAGGCGACTGCGGAACTTGGAGAGGCTGTTACACTTGTGGATTCTGGTATTGATACAGCTACGGCCGCAATCGCTACTGCGGCAGGAAGAATAAATACTGCAGTTATATTAGCCAATGGCCAATTCGATGCTGGTGTTTTAGAAGCCGCTCAAGCAGAAGGAGAGGCTGATGATTCTGCTATAGCCACAGCATTAACTGCAATCAATACAAATGTAGATAACGCAGTTGCTGAAATTGTTTTGGCAAATGCTGAAGTAGATGAAATAGTTACACAGACAGATGGGTCTTCGGATTTTGCTACTGCATTGGCTGCTATTAATACAGAATTGGATAAGGTTGATGATATTTGTAGTGAAGCTAATACTGAATTTGATAAATGTGATGCTCTTCTTAGTTTAGGTGAGGCTGATACTGAAGGAGCTGTTAGTACATCTCTTGGTAAATTTATTACAGAATTAGATGAAACTCAGGCTGTATGTGATTTGATTAATACTCAAGTTGATGCTGCTGTGGTTGAATTGGCTGAATCCGCAACTCTTGTTGATTCTAATATTGATACAGCAGTAGCAGCCATTACTACAGCTCTTGGTAGAGTTAATACCGCAGTTGCTCTTGGTAATACTGAATTTGATTTAGTTAATCCAGAAGTTGATTTGGCTAATGCTCAGGTTGATGCTGAAGATATAGAATTGGCAAATGGATATATATCTACAGCCCAAGGATATGCTAATGCTGGTGCTCAATATATTAGTGAGGCTCAAGCTTCATTATCAGAAGCTCAAGGATACGCCAGTGAAGTATCAGCTAGAACTGGTCAAGTAGGGTCTCAGGTAGGAGTGGCTCAGGGATATATTTCAGCCGCTCAGGGATATGCTAATGAGATTCAAGGTAAAATTAATATTGTTAATGGATATGCAACTGAAGTATCATCAAGATTATCTCAGGCTCAGGCTAAGAGAGAAGAATCTCGTGCAAGAGTAGAATCTGGAAATGCATATCTACAAGAGGCTCAACAAAGAATTGCTCAGGCTAATGGATACGCTCAGGAAGTTTCGGCTAGGGGAGGATTTACGTCCGCGAAATCACAAGCTGTACAAGGTTTTATATCTACTGCTGGTAATTACGTACAGGCGGCTCAAGCGTTTGGTGCGGAAGTTCAGGCATATTCTAATAGTGTCAGTATATTTACTAATACAAGTGGTAATAGAGTTAATCTTGGTAATGCATTTTTATCAGAGGCTAATGCATCAGCTTCTGAAGTTCAGGCTTATGTTAATGAAGTTTCAGCGAGGGTTCAGCAAGTACAGTCTCAGGTAGGTGTAGCCCAAGCGTATATTTCAAATGGGGCTGGATATTCAAGAGTTGCCGATGGATATAGTAAAGTTGCAAATGGGTATTTAGGAAATGCTAAAGACTATTTACAAGCGGCTCAGGGTTTTGCGTCAGTTGCTCAAAGTTATATTGGTGAGATTCAATCAAAAATTGCAATAGCGCAGGCATATTCGAATGAAGTTCAATCAAGATTGGCTGTAGATACATCTCATTATAGTTGGTATGAAAAACAACAGGCAAAACTTCAAGCAGATTATGAAGGTGGTATTCAAAAACTTTTAGGTGGATATAAAGAATAATGGCTGTACATAAAATATCAGTAAAACAACTCGTAAGTCGGGTTCATCAAGTATTTCCCGGTGCTCCTGAGAATTACGTTTTAAATCTTATTAATGATGCTTTAGTAGAAGTTGGAATGCACAGTACAAAGCCGGTACAGGCTAAGATGAGTACCGTTGCAGACCAGATGTGGTACAAAATAGGTGATGAAGCTAAAGATTCTAGCGGAAATAAGCTTGAAGCTAATAAGGTTTATAGAGTAGATTTGATGGATGAAGATGGTGATTATATACAAATTCCAAGACTGATAGATAAGA